GCACCTCGCGGAACACGATCTGGCCGAGAAGCAGCGAGAGGTCATCAGCGTGGATCTCGTCGCTGCGATCGTCAGGAAGGATTACACGGCCGTCCGTGCTCGCCTCTTATCCATGCCAGCGAAACTCGCCCCCGAGCTCGCGCTCACGAAGGATGCGAACGAGGTACGGGTGATTCTCGAGGTCGAGCTTCGGGAGGTGCTCGGTGAGCTCTCCGGCGGCGACCTCATTGGGGCGGACGCCGGAGACGGTGAAGCGATTCCTGGCGAGGCTCAGGAAGGAACGGGAAGCGAGCCTCAAGCCCCCGCCGAGAATCTCGGTCGCAGAGTGGGCAGACGGAAACCGATACCTGTCACCGGAGGCGACGGCGGAAGTAGGCCGGTGGAGGACGAGCAGGGCTGAATACCTTCGGGGCATCATGGAAGCCTGCTCCGACAGCACCGTTGAGACGGTCGTCGTGCAAGCAGGCTCTCAGCTCGGGAAGACAGAAGCGATCCTGAACCTGATCGGCTACTGCATCGACCTCGATCCAGGGCCGATCATGGTCGTGCAGCCGCGCGATCGGGACGCCGAGAAGTGGAGCAAGAAGAGGCTTATTCCGATGCTCCGTGACTCACCGACGCTTCGCGGGAAGGTGTCGGAGGACCGCGGGCGCGGGAACGACAACACCATTCTCGAGAAGTCATTTCCGGGCGGTCGTATCGTCATCGTCGGTGCGAACAGTCCGAGCGGCCTCGCCGGCGACCCGATCAGGCTTCTACTCTGTGACGAAGTCGATCACTTCCGCCCGTCGGCCGGCGTCGAAGGCGACCCGGTGACACTCGCGCGGCGCCGCACGTCGAACTTTTGGAATCGCAAAGTCGTGATGACCTCAACGCCGACGATCAAAGGTGAAAGCCGGATCGAGGCGGCGCTCGAGTCGAGCGATCAGCGGCGGTTCTTCGTGCCGTGCCATGCGTGCCAGCACTTCCAGGTGCTCCGATGGGAACGTGTCGAGTGGGACAAGGACGCGCTCGGCAATCATCTACCGGAGACCGCGACCTATCGATGCGAATCGTGCGGCGTGAAATGGGGTGACGGCGAGCGGCGAGCGGCGGTTCGTCTCGGCGAATGGCGTGCGACACGTCCCTTCGCCGGAACCGCCGGCTTCCATCTTTCCGCGCTCTATTCGCCGTGGGTTGGGCTCCGCGAGCTCGTCGCGCAGTTCCTCGAGGCGAAGCCGTTTCCGGAGCAATTGAAGACCTTTGTGAATCTGACTTTAGGCGAGACGTGGGAAGAGAGGGGCGAACGCCTCGACGAGGCCGGGCTCCTCGCTCGCCGCGAGCACTACGGCCCCGACGCGCCGGCCGCCGTCTGTGTCGTGACGGCGGGTGTCGACGTTCAAGACGATCGGTTGGAAGTCGAGTTTGTCGGTTGGGGCTTAGGCGAGGAAGCGTGGGGCCTCGACTACAAAGTGATCCGCGGCGACCCGAGCACGAATCTCCCCTGGCGCGACCTCGATACACTCCTCCTCGAGCACCGACGGCGCGAGGACGGGATCATGCTGCCGGTCGCCGCGACGTGCTGCGACAGCGGAGGTTCGCATACACAGGCGGTGTACTCGTTCACGCGCGAGCGCTACGCGCGACGCGTCTGGGCGACGAAGGGAATCGGCGGCGCGCGGCCCGTGTGGCCGCGGAAGCCATCGCGAAACAACACGGGCAAGGTTCCGCTCTTTCTGATCGGCGTCGATAGCGGGAAAGAGCTCCTCTTTGCGCGTTTGAAGATCATGGAGCCGGGACCGGCGTATCTTCATTTCCCCAATCACTACGACCTCGAGTATTTCGAGCAGCTCACGGCCGAGAAGGTCGTGACGAAGTATCACCTCGGCAGTGCGACGCGGACGTGGGTGAAGACGCGGCCTCGCAACGAAGCCCTCGATATTCGAGTCCTCAACATCGCGGCGCTGGCCGGCCTCATGTCGATGGGGCTCTCGCTCTCGCGTGAGACGGCGAACCTGGCCGCTCGAGCAAACGCCGCGAGTGTTGGTGCTCCACCGCCAGACGCCGCCGCCGTTCGGCGCGTGAGATCGGCGGGCATTCAACTATGAAGCCGTGTCGGGTGTGCGGCGGAATCGATCGCTATGAGAGCAGCCGTAATTGCAAGGCGTGCGCCAAGCGGCGCGCTCGACGCGCTCGAGAGCAACCAGGCTTTCAGCGGAAGATGCCCGTCGGCCCATGCCGTCGTTGCGGATCCACCGACCGCTATCCGTTAAACGGAGGATGTCGACTTCTTTGTTGGAATTGCAATTGTTCACTCGGAATGCGCGGCTACTGCCCGCACGGCAACGTCAAGATCGAATCCGCCGAGCCGCAAGCCATCGTCGACTCGCCGCAGGGCGCGCTTGCGCTATGACCCCCCTGACACCCCGCCTCTGCACGCAGGCCGAGCTCGAATCACGCTTGTTTCGTGCGATAGCCTATGACCTAGGCGTCGATTGGCGACTACATCGCGAGCTTTGGGAGTTCGTCGCTATCGCGCGGGCGTTCGGGTTCGCTCAGTTCAGCGACCCAACAACGGCATTAGGCTTCGCGGTAGGGCACGAGCCGCTTCCGGCCTATTTCGCATGGCTTGACTGCGAAGTCCTCGCGACGGATGCGCCGGCGGTTGGTAAGTGGGACGGTCAGCACGCAAGCGATCTCGCCGCGATCCCGAACATGCGTCTCGCGCGGGACGTATTCGAGAGTCACGTCGCTTTCTGCCCCGTAGACATGCGTTTCCTCGACGCCTTCGACCACGTCCCCTCCGACTTCGTGTGGTCCAAATGCGCCTTCGAACATCTCGGCTCGCTCGAAGCCGGACTCCGCTTCGTTCGCGAGGCGATGCGCTTCGTCGCGCCGGGCGGCCTCGCGGTGCACACGACGGAGTTCACGTTGTCGCCTTGGCACACGCTGAGGGACGGCGACGTGGTGCTCTACCGCCGGCAAGACATAGAGCGCCTGATCTCTACGCTCCGCTCCGACGGCATGATCGTCGACGAGCCCAACTGGTCGACCGGCGACGGCGAAGCCGACAAGTGCGTCGACCAGCCGCCCTACGGCCAGGAGCCGCATTTGAAGCTCAACGTCGGCGGCTTCATCACGACGTCGTTAGTGTTGCCGATCAGGAGGCCGCGGTGAGTGATCTCTCAATCCTCGTCGTCACGCGCGCCGAGCCGCACGCCCTGCCGTTCTTGCGCTCGATGCGGACGCTCGCCTTCACTACCGGCGCTGAGCTCGTCGTGGCGGCGGATGGCCTGGAAGCCTACGCCGCGCTTGGCGACGAGTTCTTAGTGCGGCTCGTCAAGTCGCAGGGCTACATCGAGAGCGTTCTCGACGAGGCGCTCGCGGCTTGCAGGACCGACTACGTGCTGCGGCTCGACGACGACGAGAAGGCATCGCCCGCGATGGTGCAGTGGTTGGCGGGCGGCCGTTACCGCGAGCATCCGCACTGGTCGTTTCCTCGCGCGCATCTCTGGCGCGACGAACAGACGGCGATCGTGACGCGGCTCCTCTGGCCTGATCAGCAAACGAGGCTCTCGCTCCGGGCGCTCTCGGGCGGTCGGGCAAAGATCCACGAGGCTTCGCCTCACGGCTTCGGGACCATCGCGCCGTGTGCGCTGCTCCACTACAAATTCCTCGTGAAGTCGCTCGATGAGCGGCGCGCGATCGTCGAGCGGTACGAGCGGATTCAGCCCGGCGCAGGCACGGGGCCGTTTGTGGAGTTCTCGACGCCCGAGGAGCCGGTGGTCGATGCGCGCCTCGTGCCGCTTGACGAGCTCCTCGCGGGGCTCGATCGGAAGGCGGCGTGATAACGCTCCCAAATCTCGATTGCGACGTCACGTCGAACTGCAATCTGTCGTGTGTCTCGTGCGATCGCCTGGTCGTGCCGTATCGCGGCTCGCGCGACATACCGTCAACCAGTCCGACGCGCGTCGCGCACGATCTCTTCCACTTCGGGAAGATCGCGCGGACGAAGCGCTGGGCCGCGCTCGGCGGCGAGCCGACGCTGCATAAGGATCTCGTCGAGATCCTCGCGGCTGTTCGCGACTCGGGCGTCGCCGACGAGATCGCGGTGTGGACGAACGGGATGCGCCTTCGCAAGATGCCGCCCGAGTTCTGGCGTGCGTTCGACACGCTCGTCGTGTCGCTCTACCCCGGCAAGGTGGACGACGCCGGCAAGGAGTGGATCACGCGGAAGTGCGCCGACGAAGGCGTCGCGCTGGAAATGAAGGACGAGCGCTACTCGGTGGGGAATTGGACGCAGCTACTTGAGGCGACGCCGACGGATGAAGCGGCGACCAGAATCAAATTCGCGTCTTGCTGGTACGCGAAATATTGTCGGACGCTGAACTACGGCCACCTGTTCCTATGCTGCGTGAGTCCGCACCTTCCGCAGCTACTTCAGGGGCGACCGTTCGGCGCCGATGGTATCTGCATCGAGGGCCTCACGGAGGAGCGCCTGCAAACCTTCCTTGATCGCACGGAGCCGCTCGGCGCCTGCACGATTTGTGCGGGTCGCAGCACTCCATCGACGGTAGCCCAGCCGTGGCGCGAGGTACGCGACCCCGCCGAATGGCAACGAGCGAGCGCCGGTGTTCCGTAGAAGTTAGCCGCCCGCCCGTTGCCGCGGCGCCCGTCGCTCTCGCACGATGGCGCCGGCATGGCGACATACGCGGAGCAGCTCGTTTCAGTTCAGGCGGCCATAGCCGCGATCGAGAGCGGCGCTCAGTCGTATTCGATCGCGGGGCGCAGCCTCTCTCGCGCTGACCTGAAGACGCTCTACGACCGCGAAGCGTGGTTACTCGCGCGGGTCGCGAGCTCGGCGCGTGCCGGCGGGCGGCGAGTACGCTTCGTGACCCCGACGTGATGCGCGAGCGGCTCCCTACCGTGACGCCGACCGTCGTCGACCGCGTCGTCACGTACTTCGACCCGATCCGCGGCGCCGAGCGGCACCGAGCGCGCCTCATGCTCGCGATCTCCGGCGGCTATGTCGGCGCGAAGCGCGATCGCCGCTCGACCACCGAGTGGCGCGCAGGTGTCGGCAGTGCAGACGCGGACCTGCTGCCCGACCTCCCGCTCCTCCGGGAGCGCTCGCGGGACCTGACGCGGAACGCTCCTCTCGCGAGCGGCGCCGTCAACACCGTCGTCACGAACGTCGTCGGGACGGGGCTCGACCCGCAGAGTCAGATCGACCGGGATGTGCTGACCCTCGACGACGCCGCGGCGGATGCCTGGCAGCGTGCGGCCGAGCGCGAATGGTGGCTCTGGGCCGAGTCGCAGGAGTGCGACGTCACGAGGACGCAGGACTTCGGCGGGATTCAGGAGCTCGTGTTCCGCTCTGCACTCGAATCCGGCGACGTGTTCGTCCTCAAGCGCTACCTCGAGCGCGAGGGCTCGCCATACGGCTTGAAGCTCCAGGTGATCGAGGGCGACCGGGTATCGAATCCGAACTGGAAGAGCGACCAGACGAAGCTCCCGAGCGGTCGTGTCGTATCTGGCGGCGTCGAGCTCGACCTCGACGGGGCGCCGGTGGCCTACCACGTCCTTCGCGGACACCCCGGCGACGTCATGGGCGTCGGCACGCGCGAGTGGGATCGGTTGCCCGCGTTCGGCGCGGAGTCGGGCGAGCGGAACGTCCTTCACCTCTTCCGGAAGCTCCGACCCGGCCAGACGCGCGGCGTCCCGTACCTCGCGCCGGTCATCGAGCCGTTCAAGCAGCTAGCCCGCTACTCCGAAGCCGAGATCATGGCCGCGGTCGTGTCGTCGTTCTTCACGGTCTTCACGAAGACGGAGGCCGCGGAAGGACTCTCGGCGGCGATTCCGACGATCGAGACGGGATCGCGTCCGGCGGACGAGGACTACAAGCTCGCACCCGGCGCGATGCTCGACCTCCTGCCGGGCGAGGACGTGACGTTCGCGAACCCGATGCGGCCGAACGCGCAGTTCGACCCGTTCGTGCTCGCGATCTGCCGACAGATCGGCGTCGCGCTCGAAGTGCCCTACGAGATTCTCATCAAGCACTTCACGGCGAGCTACTCGGCGGCTCGGGCAGCGATGCTCGAGGCGTGGAAGTTCTTCCGTGCGCGCCGTCAATGGTTGACGTCGTCGTTCTGCCAGCCGGTCTACGAGGCAGTCATCATGGAGGCCGTCGCGCGTGGGCGGCTCGAAGCGCCGGGCTTCTTCGAGGATCCGATGCTTCGCCAGGCGTGGCTCGGAACGAAGTGGACCGGGCCGCCTGCCGGTCAGATCGACCCCGAGGCCGAGGTGAACGCGGCCAAGAAGCGCATGGCGCTCGGCGTCTCGACGGGCGCGGAAGTCACGGCCGAGCTCACCGGCGGCGACATCGAGACGAACATCAAGCAGCTCGGGAAAGAGCGGGCGCTTCGCGAAGCCGCGGGGCTCGTGCCAGATCCGACGGTCGATACGGCGGGGGCTGCACAAACGGCGCAGCCGGAACCGCAGCAAACGGACGACGACGAGGCGCCCCCGGTCGAAACGCCGACGCGGCGTCGCGCGACTGCGCGAGCAAAGGCGAGGACATGAGAACCGCGGCAGATCTCGTAGACCAGAATCTATGGGCGATGGACGAGGAATGGTTGCTTCGCCTCCGCTCCATCGCACTCGGCGAAGGCGAGGGGCCGGAAGCAGTCGCCGCGCGTCTCGGGCGCCCCCTCCAGAACGCACAGACGGCGACCACGCGCGGCAACGTCGCAATCATTCCGATCGTCGGCCCCGTGTTCCGCTACGCCAACCTCTTCACTCAGGTCTCGGGCGCGACCTCGATCGACATTTTCGCGCGCGACTTACGAGCGGCGCTCGACAACCCGATGGTCGAGGCGATCCTGCTCGAGATCAACTCTCCCGGCGGCCAGGTCGACGGCATCAACGAAGCGGCCGACATGATCGCCAATGCCGAAAAGCCGACTGTGGCCTACGTGTCGGGCATGGGCGCGTCTGCGGCCTACTGGCTCGCGAGCGCGGCCGATCGCGTCGTGATCGACGCGACTGCGCGCCTCGGCTCGATCGGCGTCGTGGTGGCGATCGACCGCGACCGGAAGGCTCGCGAGGGTG